ATCCTTCATCATGTTGAGTAAACATACCAGCAAACAATCCTGTTAATCTAGCGTTGTCTGCTCGTTTACCATAAGCTATATCCCTATCTTGTACATGACCCATCACACATGACATCATCTTCTTAGTGAGCATAGCTCTAGCACTGGTTACAGGTCTACCCATAATACCAGTAGTAAAGTAGTGAGCAAAGGCTACACCTTCTATTATAACAGGTTGTAAGAAGTCAGCTACTTCCCAATCATCTAAGTTAAGATCGTGGTATCCAATAGTATCTTCTAGGATACAATCATTTTCAATAGCCCTAGCTATTCTTTGTTCGTGGTTGCCAATAGTAAATACCATTCTAGGCTTCCACTGCTTCTTCTTGTTTACCTTTAGTCTTTCACGTTCTGCTTTAATAGGCTGTAAGAATAAGTCCATAGCCAAGTTACCTGCATCTATATCTTTCTTATATCTCCTACCTTCAAAAGATGCTTTGCCTTTATCGTATGAACAGAGGGATTCCATATCCCACCAATCACCTATCATTACAATTACATCTGGCTTCTTAGATGCTATGTACCTACCTGCGTACAGCAAGTGGTTTAGTGGTACATCAGGCTTAACCTGTGTATCTGGTATCACGCATATCTTCATCTTAACGCTCCTCATCTATGTCATACATATCACGCATAGCATCTTCCAGTGCTATTGCTTGTTCAACGGATAGGAGGTCGTCATCAAAATCTATCTCCCCTCGTTGAAACTGTTGCTCTATCCTGTCACTCAAGAAATTGCTAGGTAATAACCCTTGTACTTGTAGGTCATTAATAATATCTATCATCTCATTGACAGTCAGCACAGCACCATCTCTACAAGTCTTGCAGGATTTCATACCTTTAATTATTCTGTACTCAGGATTACAAGTACCGCAGGAAATGCAATAGAGTGTATCCATCATTGTCTTGACTCCTTTAACCAATCTTTAGGTAGTGCTATACCAAAAGCAAACTTGATACCATGATCGTTACACCAATCAGAATATCTTTTTCTTTTCTTTTTAGTACACCACTGGTCACGCATAAACAACATACGAATGTCAAGGCTTGGATTCTCTTTTACCACTTGAGCCATTTTAGTTCTATCAACTGAAGTGAATCTACCTTTTGCTTCTACTATAAGTGAACCTATTATAAAATCTGGGGTGTAGGTCTTGTGAATAAACACCACACCAGATGAACAGAAACTACACCTACCTTTCTTACTTAAATAATAAGGTATCTTTATAGTTTCATATTCAAATTTAATTCTTCTTGATTTTAAATCTTTAGCTATGTTAGCTTCATACCTACTTCTGTACTTGTTCATAACTAAAATCCATTGGCATTTCTAAACAACTTCTTAATATCCACAAAAGCTGGCTGTTCTGGACACATCTGTTACGACCTTCATCATAGCCAAACTCTTTTATATACAAATCAATAATCATATTATCCCAATCTTTTCTTGCGGTATCCTTTAATAGCTTGCTTGCCTTGACCTTACCAAGACCTTTAATACCTTTAATATTATCCGCAGTGTCACCAGTTATCATTTGCTGATAAAAGAATCTGATACCCTCTTCCTCACTAACATAAGTCCACTTCTTTTTAACGAAGTTGTAGTGACTACCCTCACACATCAACAAGTCTTTATCTATAGAAACAATGCAGGTCTCATCAGGTTTATCCATTGACTCACCGTCCCATAAGTATCCACCATAAGGACGCATATCAGACAAACCTTGATTAAAAGATTGTTGAAAGGTCATAGCATCATCAGCTTCAATGTTCTTTACCACTGTAGCTTTGAAGACACTAATGAGGTAAGTGCGTATAGCATTAAGATGTACAGGTTTGGCAACACCTTTGCGGTTTGCTTTGTAATCATCTCTCACTTTGTTGCGAAAGGTTTTCTTAGGAGAGAGGTAGATAGTGTAGCTGTCACACCCACAGTCCTCTATTATTTGATTGACATAAAGTTTACATGAATGAAGGGCATAAGGTTTAGGGTCAGCTGTAACCAACCCTGTTTCCTTATCTGTTTTCTGAGCAGCAAAACCTATACGATAAGCAATGATGTCACCATCTATTAAAGCTCTAGTATATGTAAGGTCTTCCTGTTCAAAGTAGTCCATCAGAAGGGCAAACTCTCATTCATTTCAAACTCTTCATGTTCACTTACTGGCTGTGCTACAGGCTTATCATCACTGGTATTACCATTGATTCTCTTATCATGAATAAACTTAGCCAAGCCAAATAGATTCTTAATAGCAGGTTCATCTGAATCTTCACACCCTGCAATAGAGAAATCAGTAGTGATGGCAGGTGGTACTTTGTCCCTATACTTACTAGGTATAGAACTTAACCCTGCTACATTATCATAAGTTGTGTCAGCATCTTTCTTAAAATGTTTAATGATAATATTTACTGGATTACCTAACACACTCTTCCAATCTGCTACCGTATCTTCTTGAGCAGTAGGTACAAAAGCCTTGAACATAGCATACTCTGTACTCAAGCCTGACATACTACCAAAGATATTGAATGGCTTAGACCAGATAATTCTTGGCTGTTCTACATCATCAACCTTAACAGTAGAGCCTAGTACCTCAAAGCACAGGGCTATCTGTTGTGCAGGTGTTTTAACTTCTCCCTTGTACTCACGAAGCTGCATACCACAATCAGCTACATAGACTAATCTAGCCTCATGCTCACCTTCAGTAAGATTCTCGTACTCTATATTGCTATCTTTCTTTACGTTTGACTTTCTTTCAAATCCCATAGTCCTTCTCCTTAATGTATTTCTGAATAGTTGTTACCAAATTGAACATCAACCTGCAACTCTCGGTTTAACCTTAGCATACTATTAACTTCTTGTATACTATTTTCTAACAATTTTACACACTGATCTCTATTGCCTTTCTTCACCTCCAATACTATTTCATCATGAAAATTAGCAGTGAGTTGCCCCCTCCTTTTTAAGATAAACTTCACCCACATATCAAACAAGTAAGTTCCTGTACCCTGACATAAGGTTGAGAACTTATCCTTGTCACTTCTTAAACTGTACCATAACTTAGACACAGGGTTGTACTGCCACTTTCTACCTAACACTTCTTTAACTACCATGTTTTTAGTAATAGTAGTAACACTCTTGTTACGCTTCCAGTATGCTTTATGTATAGCTTCAGCAGACTGTACAGTAATGTTTAATTGTTTGCTTAAACTTTTGAAACCTGCTCCATATTGGAGAGAGTAGTTTGATCCCTTAAAATTGTGCCTAGTCTTAGATACAGCATCAGTCTTAATACCATTTTTGTAATCCTTTACTTCTTGTTCAGTAACAGCTTTGGCAGACAGTGCAAGGTCAAGATGTGGGTCAAAGCCTTCTGTACTCATCTCTTTAACATACTCAGGGTCATGCTCCCACATGTAATGTTGCTTTACTCGATCCTCTAAACTCGCCATGTCCGATCCGCAAAGTTCGTATCCGTTTCTTGCTGTAAGCAACCCTCTTATCTCTAAGCCATAAGGCTTCCTAGCAGATGGTAGGTTAACACAGACAGCGTGTTTGAATCTTAGGGTGTTAGTTAAACCTTGTATTGCAGCAACAACAAACCCATCTTGTTCATTCTTTAGTAAGCCTTTAACCAATCCTATCCTATGTTTAACTACTGCCATATCGTCAAGCACTAAGACCTCTGGGTGTAATTTAGATAACTCTTTAACAGACTCACACAACTCACCATCTTTAGTTTTTACTTGGGGTATCTTTCTATCACCAACATAGTTAAATGTAGTAGGCTTCCAGCTCAAAGTATTTAACCAATCTTTAATCTGTTTAGTGCTAGTAGGATTGGGTTTGTCTTGACCTACTACTTCTTCTATCTCATGGTCGTACTCAATATTAAACCCATTGTCTTCTGCTAAGACCTTCCATCTCTCACCTGCTACAGACAGAGAGCCATCTTGTTTAAAGGGGAGCTTGGGTCTTTTTCTTTTAACTATCTTATTTAGTTTTGGCATTACCTTAGATAGTTTATTGATTGCTTGCTCGTTCTTTAGCTCTAGCTCATTGAGTAAAGTGTTAGCCTTATCTACATCTAGCTTCCACT